TTGATTTGACCATGACTTCTCCACCATTGCGCTGATCGCCACCGCCTGATGTATTGCCTTCGATGGTCACAATTTGTTTTTCCGATGCTCGGATAACCAAGCCAATGTGATTGATTGTCGTTTTGTCATCGACAATAAAATCAAAGAAAACAAAATCACCAATCTTTGGCGTTGTGTGCCATTGCTTAGCCTTTTGAAATGCCTCAGCTCCGGCACGAGTGCTGACCACATTTGGCACTTTGACCCCGGCCTGATCTGCACACCAATTGAGAAATGAGCCGCACCATGGCAGCTTGTCGGCTTTCATAAATTTGCCGTACTTTGTCTCATTGTTGCCTGTTTCAGCTGTGCCCACCTCAGCGAGCGCGACCTGTATTAAACGCGGCAATGTGCCTTGTGGAAATGTCATGACAGTAAAAGTTTCGCCTGATCCTCGGTGATACCCAATTGCTCAAGCAAAGCATTTTTTTCAGCCAATTTGGCATTTATTTCAGATGCTTCAAGCGAGGCTTTTTCAGCAGCTTGAGCCATTTCTTTTTCTTTTTCTTTTATTTCAGCCGGTGTCAATGGAATTTCCTTGATTTCGCCTGTTTCAACATTGTGCTCGATTCTAAACATTTTATGCTCCGTACACTCGATAGTTAGTTGTGCCTGACCAGTTGCCGCCACATGTGAAAACGAGGCTTGATACAGCTGCATTGACTTCAAATGTGCCTTCGTAGCGGTACATTTCATTTGCTGGAGCTGTTGTCCGGTATGTGCTTTGAGCATCAAAATTGGTAAAACCAGCAGCTTTGCAATTTGTGAAAGTAAAAGCCACATTGCCGTTTGTTGCTCCGGATGTCATATTGTTGTAAGACTTGATGCCATCGGCTGCATTGATAAAATGCAATTGTGTTGTGCCAGCGTTTTGAACAATTGCGCTTGCCCAATAATTTGATGTCGAATTGTTATTGATTCTTGCTGTCAATTGGCCTGTTGCGCTTGAGTTCATTTCAAAAATTAAAACTCGGATTGTGTCATATGAGGATAAACCGCTAATTGTTAAAGATGCGCCGCTTGCTGTGCCACTTGCAATAAGAGACAAAGTGCTCGCTGTTGAGACAGTTCCCCATGATGAGGTTGTGCCATCAGTTGTCAAATACTTTCCCGATTGACCTGATTGTGAAGGTACAACCGCGCTTGATGCAATTCCAATCGTTACATCACCCGATGACCCACCACCTGTGATTGGTGATGTCACATTTACGGCTGTGATATCTCCCGGTGCAGCGGTTGTCCACACAAAATCCATGTCCGTGTTAGAGTTTTTTGCAAGGATTTGGCCTGTTGTGCCGCCTTTGAGATCAGCCAACGATGTATCAACCGCCTGACCGAATACCTCAAAATCAGCTGGCAGCTGGGAGACCAAATCTGTGTTGGTCGGCATTTGCCAATTGAAATTACTCGTTGGATTACTCATTTTTGCTCCTTACGCCACAATCGTGGCATTGATCCAATCCAAGGTTGGATTGACTGTGTTCCATTTCTCTACCACCGGCACATCGTTCCAGCGCATCGCCTGTAATGAATAGCTGATCGGTGACAAAATCATTGAAATGCTGATCTGATTGTATCGGGCCGAAAATGTCCAACCTTCAACAAAACCCAAATAATCTCCAGAATTCATATTTAATGGCAGATCGGCAATTTGCAGCGGCAAACCCATAAAAACGCCAATTAAGGCATCACGATCTACATCATCAAGTTCTGGATTTGTCAGCTCGTATGTGATGTTGTTGAAATTAAAGCGTGGATAAGCTCTGAGGCCTAAATAAAAATCTGCCTGAGACTCGGCATCAGCGGCATTGTGCAAGGTCGTGCTGATGATCTGAGCCAATTCACCATACAAACCAATTGAGGCCGTGTCTGAGGCTGATTTTTCGGATGATGAAGTCGCGCCGTATTTCAAGGTAATTGAATTTCGCACATCACCTGCCCGTTGCTGGATGCTCAACCCCGGTGCTAAGGCATGATTGGCTGTCAATTCAACATATCCGTTTGCCGCTAAATAAACTGTTCGATGTGTACTGTCCGAATACCCGATCCGGCCCAATGAATCTTCAAAAACATAACCCAACCCGGAAGTTGCCAAAGCTGAAATCAATGAATAAACATCCGTCCGTGAACTAGATCGGGCGGCCAGCTCGTAATTGCCTGGGCGATCAATTTCGCCCAATCCAGAATTTTGCGCGTTTTGCCATTGCGTTGTGGGATTGTATGTGGCCCATGTTAAAGCTTGAGGCACTTCCTGCCATGAGTCGAATAAAACAAATTTGAGAATATCAAAAATTTGATCGCCATCGAACTTTTTTGCCAGCACTCCATTTGTCAATGCTTTTGGCAATCGAGCCAATGCACCTAAAGCGATGATGTTGATCCGCTGTGCGTAATCAACGCTGCCAATTTCCGCTACGGCAATGCCTACTTCAACGACCGATCCACCAAAGATTGGCACAAATGTTGCTGTCGAATCTTGCAATTCAATCGTCAGCGAGTCATTGATGCCAATTGGTACATTAGATTGATCAAGGTTGATTATTTCTAAATTTGTGTATCCGGCTTGTGCTTGTTCATAAATGTTTGTGCGACCGCTGGTAATTGTCAAATTGGCCAAAATGGCGGTTTGGTATTGCACACCGCCAATTGTTACGCGCCAAACGGGATTGAAAATGCTCATTACTCAACAACCAAAGCTCCAGCACCAAGCGTGCCTCGGTAGAAAGAATTGTTAAAAGCTGTTGTGGCGGCGCGTGTGAAACCTTCCTCATCAATGATTGATGCGGCATTGACATTGATCACGATTCTTGCAGCCGTTGAAAGGCCACCGGTTGCAGCTGTGCGTGCAGCTGCAGCTGCCTCTCGTGCGGCTCTTAATCTTTCAGTTTCAGCCTTTAATTGTTCGGTGCGTAAAAGTGCCGCTTGCATGGTCGTGGAATAAATGGGTGAGGCTGAATCATTTGTTGGTGTTGTAAATACTCCATCAAATGAATTTGCTTGTGTGTCTGTGGTTGCACCAGCATCAAAACCCACACCAGCTTTGAGCGACTTGTCATTTGAATCACCAAAGAAAAAGCGTGTCACCGGATTGTCTTTGATGAAATTGACAAATTGTTTGATTTTCTCGACAGTATTTGAAATAAATCCGACAAGCTTTGAAAAGCCTGTCACAAGGCCACCGACAATTGTGCCAATTACTTCCAATGCCTTTTTGAAAGCACCGCCCAAAAGTGGTGCCAAAGAGTCTTTAATGAAATTCCAAATCTTTTTTAAGAAATCATAAAACGGCTGTAATTCCTCAGAATTGTCAGACAATGCTTTTTTGATCTTATCAAATGCAGATTTCAAGCCTTCAAGAATTGGCCCCACAACCGACCCAATTGCCGGGATGACTTCGTTGTATAAAAATTTCCACCATGATGTCAAAATTGGCAAAAGATCATCGCGTACAACCTTGAAAATTTCTCCAAATGCTGGCCCCAATGTTTTGCCCAAATTGTTTGCAAAATCCTGAATTGCTGGTATGCCTTTGTCCACAAATGCGCTGAGCAGCGGTGTTAGCGCATCAAGCACATACGATCCGACTGTTTCTTTTGCTTCACCAAATGCAACACTTAAGCGATCCATTTTGCCTTGAAATGTCTCAGCTTGCTTTGATGCCTGACCTTCAAAAGTCTTTGAAAGCGCGGCAGCGGCCGCATCGAAATTCTTTGATTTGATGATTGAATCATCAATGCCCACACCGAGTTTTTTTAAAGCTCCCAAATTGCCATCGTAAGCCTTGCCCAATGCCTCTGAAACAGCTTGCAAATCCTTGCCGGTACCGGCTGAAATGTCGAGTGCCAATTGTTGCAATTCTTGTGCTTTGGTGACATCTTTTGTGCTTCTCACAAGTCGATCAAGCGATGGCCTCAAAACATCGTCTGTGATGCCGTTCGCCAAAGCTGTTTGAGTTATGTAATCCTCAACAGCTTTGATTTGATTATTTGTAGCACCCGTAACATTTTCAAGAGTCGTTGCCAATTTGGTTTGAGCGGCTTCATCCTCAATTGCAGCCTTGACACCATCGACCAGCAATGTGCCGGCATAAGCTGCGGCAGCTGCACCGGCTACGGCAAAAGCTGCACCAGCTTTTTGGGCAAATCCACCCAGTTTCGAGCCAAAACTTTCGACCTCGTTTGATCCGCTGTTTAGATTCTTTTTGAGGTTGTCAATGTCTGCCAAAATCGAAAGCTTGAGCGTTCTACTTTGTCCGGCCATCACCACTCCTTCAAAATCTTTGTGAAAGCATTTTCCCACTCGTTGATGATGTGTGGTTGTTCGGCTCTCAATGTCGGATAGATAAAGTATCCTCTTGATCCGCGACCTTCACGGCCTGACCACACCGGGAATTGCTTGTATTTATTTGAGCCAAATTCGTAACCGCCCCAAAGCTGTTGAGTTGTACCGCCACCGCTAAACTTCTGCGATACAAAGCCAAATGACAATTCACCAATTTTGGATGACTTGCTTACGCGCGATCCTTGAGCAACGCGAGCAGCCGCCTTATTTGGCCGGTTGCCAGCTGATGAAATAATTTTGGATTGCACATAAGTGGCCAATCCATTTGAAACCGCTTTGGCCTCAGATACAGCTTGTTCATCCATGCCTTTGAAAGCTTGCAAAATGCCGCGCAATTGAGCTTTGTCATAGGTGATTGACTCAGTTGCCATTTCTGATCCTCAGTATCTCAAAAGCGGTTAAAATGTCCTCAGCTGTCTGAAACTCTGATCGTGACAATCCCGTATCGATAGCCAATTCCCAAATGATCCGGTTTATTGATCCGGATTCGTAACTTTTGGGTTTTCGGTTTCTCCCATGTTTATGTCAGTCACA